CGAAGGCATTCAGTTTGGTGGTATCTTCATCCGTCAGCGCAAATTTCCAGATAGCATCGACATCCTGAGCCGCCTGGCGCAGGGAGGAAACCTGGGTAAAGACCGGACGCTGCGCTTCAGGCAGAGACAGTGCCCAGTTGCTGGTGCGGATCACGTGGCCTGTCGGACGTTCATACACCATTGCGTTATCCACGTACATCAGGCCGTGAATGGCATGCTCATCAAGCAGATCAATCAATTGCAGCGCCTGAGGCACGGGCAGCGGATCGGATTCTAAAACCTTTTTTGCCTGATAATCATACAAATGGCTGTGGTATTATTACAAATACCAATCTTGAGGCGGAAAAGATGAGAAGAGTATTTGTATATCATAGGGTTAGTTCTGATCAACAGGCGGAGCGGGGCGGCGGCATGGAACGCCAAGCCAAACTTCTGGAAGATTATCTTGCCCGTACAAAACTTTGTGAAGAGATGGATGATCCAGAACCGATAGTACTCGGAGATCCGGGACTCAGTGCATTTAAGGGGCACAACCTCCAGCATGGGGAATTGGGCACGTGGGTAGACCAGGTCAAGAAAGGTATGTGGGATGGCTCTATACTCGTCCTTGAATCCATCGACAGATTTTCCAGGTTGAACCCGTTTGAGGTACTGGACTATCTGAACTCTATCATTGAGCGAAATGTATCTATTCATGACGTATACGATAACAACATAATCAACCGTAAAGATATTTCGGCTTTCACGCGAGCATTGAATCAGGCGGATAGGGCGTTTAAAGAATCAAAATTTAAAAGCGATCGTATCAGTGCTGGATGGAGACGTAAGCGTGAACAGGCATTTAATAACGGTACTATTGTTACTAAAAAGCGTCCTGTATGGATTGATGTAGTAGATAACAAGTATGTTCTTAACGAGAAAGCAGCAGTAGTTAAAGAGATTTTTCGCTTGTATCAAACAGGTATTGGTTGTCCTACCATTGCTAAAATTCTTCAAAAGAAAGAGGGTAGTGAATGGAAGTTTGATCGTGCTTGGAGTTCTGAACACGTTCATAAAATTCTACGTAACAAAAGGGTAACTGGTAAAATTCTTATCAGTGAAATCATCCGTGATTATGAAACTGATGATAAAGAAAAACAGTTCACGCAAAATTTTTATGATATGGATGTTTATCCGGTTGTTATTGATGAGAAGGAATTTGAACTTGTTCAGGAGTTACTAAAAAGCCGTCGTCCAAACGCAGGTAGAGCTACCACAAAGAAAGATGGTGATCAGGAAATTGTAGTTAAACACAACATGTTTAGTGGTATCTTCCGTTGTGGTGATTGTGGTCAGGGTATGTTTCATAATGTTGTTAAATCGAAGAGAAACCCCAAGAAAAGCGAACCACGAGTAGAGGAATACAGATACATACGTTGCATAGTAGAACGTGACGATCTATGCCATAACAAAGCAATGGATTACACCATTATTGAAAAGTTCTTAATAGGACGCATAAAGAATTTAGATTTCTCAGAAATCATTAAAGTTAATGAGGTGAATCCAGAAGTAGAATTAGTACGTTTGCAGATTGAACAAGAAAAGACACATATACAAGAGTATGAATTAGGTATTGAGCGTTTACTTAATGCAGGTAAAAGAGTTTCATTTGATATGCGTCAGGAATTGGATGAAGCGAAAGAACGTTTAGAACTACTCGAAAGTCGCCAAGCAGCTTTTGAAACTGTCAGAGTAGATACTGATGTACTGACTAACTTTGATATGAATGAATTACTTGATATTACAAACGTTGGTTTACGTTCACGTTATGAACGTGAGTTAGCAAAAGTAGTTGATCGTATCGAACTATGCAGAAGAGATAACTTATACTTTGTATCAATCAACTATAAAAGTACTGATTTAATCAAACATTGGTTAGTTATTGAAAATGGTAAGAAGAAGGGAGCACATCTAAGAGGCGATTTTCGAATCGTGAAGGATGGGGACACCGTATACTATGGAACCGATTCGTTTGTACTATCATCAGTCAATGATGGTATGCCACGTATACACTTCATAGAAAATGAACCATTGAACATGATTGATTATGCAATGTTACTTAATTTCATTGACTACATAGATCAGAACCATACTGTAGCGGTATGGATGAGGCACAATATGAACTTCCTATTCATGGATACATCTGATTGAACATTAAGCCCCGAAAGGGGCTTTTTTGTGTCTATTTAAGCATGTTTTTCAGAGTTCCGAATAAATATATATATGATAACTAATGAGGAACCATCAATGAATTTTCTAATAGAAGTACTCGCATTCGTTCTTTACATTTGCGTACTATTCCCGTTCTACATAATCTGTACAATCTTCTTTATGGTGCTATGTATCATTGCATTACCATTGAAGATACCAGCCATAAATAGAATACTAACAAACTATCTGAAACAGAAAAAATAAATTTGGTATAATGTATATATCGAATGCTTCCGTTTTAACTCATACTTTAATAGTACTTTCATAATAAAAGTGTAGTAACTATCGGTACTAAAAATTCTCCTGAAACAATCAGGAAAAAAATCCTATACTGTAAATGTCATCATGAACATATCACACGTGTTCTGAAGAAAAATAATAAATAAAACATAGATTGTGGCTCATCTATAAATTTCCTTGAGAAATATCCTTCCATTTAAAGACGCCCTACCACAGTAGGGTTATTTTTACATGGAATTTACTAAGAAATCGAAATCAAACCTAATATGGAAATTAACATGAAAACTAATAAAAAAGACGTAAAAACTAACTTGGTATCAGTACGTATCACTGACTCACAATTAGAAGAACTTAAGAAACTTAGTGAAAGTGGTGTATGTGATCGTGAAACACTTGCGAGTGCCTTCCAGTACTTACTAAACCAACACATCATTTTAAAAAAGGGCTAATGCTATACGCCTAATGAAGTTATAGCAAATGGTTGAAACAGGACGTTTCACCACCAATGTAAGGATACAAAACCATGGTAAGAAATAATGATTTAAAAAATGTACGTGAGCATAAAGATTACCCAAACCTAAAAAAAGGTCGCAAAACATTTAATAACATGTTCGATAGAACACTATACAACCCTGATTATGCTGATGTAACAATCAGCGGTGATTTTAGTAGTCTAACATCGTTTTTAGATTGGAATGAAGAAAACTACGATCCAGATTGGGAAGATTGGCAACTTGATAAAGACATACTAAATCCAGGAGCACGAGAGTATTCACCACAAAACTGTATGTACGTTCCTCCTGAAGTAAACCAACTATTCAAAAGTACTAAATCTGGTAAGTATATGAAAGGTGTGGAAGCGTCAGGTAAGAAATTCAAAGCATATTGTAGTGTTGAAGGGAAAAAGATTTGTTTAGGTACTTATCCCACAGAACTTGAAGCACATAAAGTACATATGAAGTGGCGTAAGGCACGTTTGATAGAACTCGCTGAGAAGTACAAGGAATATGAAAAACTAAGTGCGGCACTATTAGAACACGCTAAAAAAATATAAAGAAAATGGCCTGTGGTGGGTGGAATTACTACAGGCCATCTATTAATTAACATTTATACAGGAGTATTTATCATGGCAAAGACCTATTCAACTTTTGATAACAGAAACATAAAGGCACTAATTAGCCAGTACAAGCTATATAAAGATATCCCATGTGAAGATATCAAGAACATTATGAAGGATTCAGTAGCAAAGCTTAAGGTGAGAGATAAGATTAGTGTCTATGACGTGTTTACAGTATTGAGTAATGAAGATGAAATACGAAATGATTTACTATTCAATACTATCAATGCTATTAAAGTAGAACAGGATAAGAAACAAGTAAAAGAACGTATGATTAGGTACTATGGGGCAGCGATAACGGATGCAGCAAAACGAATAGAGCAATATATGATAGAACACCCAAACGCACTACCAGCACCAGCATATGGGCAAAGAACACTAACATATAAAGAGGTAGGTAAGCTATTAGAACTACAAAAACAAGGTAATTTTATTGATGACATGATTGAGTACTTAAGTAGCTTGCGTTAGTTGTGCCTTATTACGGCATATTACGGCATATATCCATGCCGTATTACGGCAGAAAAAGCCCCTGAAACCCGCGTCTTACCATCAATACGGCAACTAAGTATAGAGATACGAAATCCATTCCATTTCATTCCATGTATTTCTTTCTCTATCAGTATTCAATGAAACTGTGACTGCGTCACGAATACTACTCGTCGTGAACTCCTCGTAGTATTGGTTAGAAACGTTCCGTTTTTCTCGCTGTACTCGAAAAGACGGAAGGCGTTTCTTCTCGCTTTGCTCGATAGGTGTTAGTACAGCAAGTGAAGTACCTAAAGTGAACTGGTAAGTACGAAATGCCCCGCCAGTTTCACACCTCTCGCTCCGGTCATTTCCCCTTACTATGATGCCATTTGATAACTACATAAAGTACTGGATCAAGTGTGCAATTTTTGTGTACAAAGAGGTACTTAAGAGAGGGATAACATGAACAGAAAACAATTCATCCAGTCGCATGGTGCTACTTGTAGTAACTGGACTTGGAGTTGGTCATTTGTTAATCATGACAAGAAAATGGTGATCTTTGGTGCTTGGGATGTTCAGAAAGAGCAAGAAAGATCAGTCATACTAAGGGAGCGGTGGAAAACTAAAGTAGTTGACGGTAGGACAAGAAAAAATCTGGGATACATTCAAGCTATTGAACACATCCAGTTGATAGCTGAAGGTTATGATCTTTTCACGTTTGATATGGAGCAGGGGCGAAACGATGAGGATAGAGATGTAGCTGTTATCAAACGTTTCACCCCTAAACTTGAAAAGCGTTACCTTAGAAAAGAAGGTACTGTTTGGTATGCAGACTTCTTACCTAATCCGTTTCCTGATGAAATTACCTCACCTGAAAACTACGCTGAAGGTGCAAAAAAGCAAGTTACAGTAAACTCCTACGAGCGTGATCCAAAAGCACGACAGGCTTGTATTGACCATCATGGAACTTCATGCATGTGTTGTGGGTTTGACTTTGAGAAAGTCTATGGCGAACACGGTAAAGGATTTATACACGTTCATCATATAAAACCACTGCATACAGTAGGTGATAACTATGTGGTAAACCCGATTGAGGACATGGTTCCCCTTTGTCCAAACTGTCATGCAATGATACATAGGGGAAGTGAAGTGTTAAGCGTTGATGGGTTAAAAGATCTTCTACGCTAATTATGGTAGTTAGACGTTTCATAACAAACCTTAATACCCTATTTTATGAAGTACCCTCACTGCATATGGTGAGGGTATTTTTTTTTCAAATACTCATATGTTCTGTTTTATTGCTTAATTAAAAATTATTAGTAAATACATAGAAAAGTTAGCGGTACTAACTTACTATGGAATTTATGAAATGATAAGAATGGAATTCAATACATACCAGGATGATATGTACTACTTTCTCTACATTACCGAGGAAGTAAGGATTGAAACTAATGGCGTATCAGGCATACAGTTACAAACCCGCGATTCGAGGGTAAGGAATTTAGGTGATCCGTTCCAGTACTTAACACTGCGAGAACGAAAAGATGAGTACTTTAATGAAAGTCTTATCAATCCGTATGTAGATGAAGTGATTAAAGCTGTTGAAGTACTTGTTCCTCTTTTGACTTTAGATGATTAAAAACATGCCCCATTGAGAGGCACGAGGTGATTATTTTATAACTTCGATAAATTCAGTTGTTGGTTTATTATCATCATAAATTGATTTAACAAAATCCTGTAAGCTATGGTTTAATTCGATAGCTTCAAGTTGTATATCAATAATTTCTTTTGCTGTTAAACGTATAGCTTCTTCATCAGCATACATGAGCATTGGAACTTCAGAGGCTGCCAGTTCAAATTGAGTTTGTAGTCGATTGTAACAATCTGCAATATGTTTTATAGTGTTCATTATATTCACTGTATAAGGTGTGATTTTATAGTTATACCTCTGGATTGCCTTTAATCTATTTTGTATTGAATATGATAAGTTGAAAAATTCGATAAGCAAATTTTCAATTTTATCAAAAGTTTCGCCTATATCTTTTGGCAGTTCTTCTTTATCGTTTAAATGGTTTTTTAGCGTTTTACTTGTATGAACAATATAGCTTTTATATTGAATGCTCAGTGATGACAACTTTCGTAAGTCTTCATATATTGCTTCTTCGATAACTTTAGAAACTATATCGTAATGTTTTTGAGACAGCCATTCGGGGGCTTTTCTATATGCGGCATAAGCTACACCCAAAGTACCCAATGTCGATAAAGAACTGATCCAATCGGTAAAACTACCCCATTCGAAGTTATTACTTCCAAAAAAAAGTGCTTTCAAGATGACACAAATCAAAAGTAATGAAAGAATCAATACAACTGCAAGTATTGTTTGGTTTAGATTTTTATATTCCATTTACTTGTTTCCGACATGATAGTGAATCTTGAGTTAGTACTTTACCATTACAGCCACAATCATGTACACTCTGAACATCACGCCCACCCACTATGGGTAGGTTTGTTTAAGGTGTGGGTGGGCGTGATTGTTATAATTTCTACTCTTATTAAATAGCTTAGCCTACATACTTTAATCGGTAGCGTGCAAATAACAATTAATAAATTAACTTTATTGTTTTACCTAAATCTATTTGAAAATCAATAGCTTTATCCGCGAAAAGTTTGCCTAATCTTTTAGTTTTTGGATTCCATCCTGGAAAGGGCTCATCCAACATATCCATAATTTCTTTTGTAATATTTAATTCCAAACATGACAATACATAGGAAATGAAGTTTTGTACACTCTCATATCTTTTTAATAAGGTTTGGTATTCAATTCCTGTTTGCGAGGCGAGGTAGGAGTCAAAAGCTAAATTGGTAAATTTTGCAAAGAGCGGGGTTCTATCATCAAAATAAACAGTGTCAAAATGATTGGTGTATGGATTTACATTTCCATGTAACATCTCATTTCTAATATTCATTATTGACTGGAACTCTTTACATGCCTCATTATTGTTATAATCCACAGGGCAATGGAAACCTTTACATTTAAGATGTAAGTTTTTCACGCGTTCGTGGATTGGGCTTCGTATAAAAGATTCATAATCTTCTTTATTTTCATATGCATTAACTTTTGCGAGGGTGAAAATTAAAAAATTAATGAAAGACTCTGCATAAATAGGTAGTGTTAAGGAAATGTTGATTCCTAAAGTATTTGCTTTTGAAAATTTCTCTCCTACAATGGACATTTCTTTCTTAGTTCTATTGTTAAATTTTTTAAAGTCAGGGTGCTTTATTTCATCAATTTTCAGATTATCTAACTCTACAAAGTTTGAATCAATTGCGGTTTTAATTCTTTTGAAAGGATTTATAAATAGATGCCACGTTTCTACTTTTGTTCTAAATGTGGAAATTTGTTTGCCGTAATTCTTAAAATCATCTTTTAAATCTTTGATGAATTCATCTTTTGCAAATTTCTGATCTTGAAAATCTATTGATTTGTGTATCTCTATACGATAGGTCATACACATAATCGTTATACGATAACCTTCATAATCAAATGTATAATCCCAATGAATGAGATTTGATGAATCATATTTTCGGAACAAAGATTGCATTCCGTTAGGTTTCCCAAAACGAGCTTGCAAGTAGCAATATAAATCTACAGGTTTGATATTATTGATATCTACCCATAATGTATAATCTTTGTCATGTTTAATTATAGAGGTTTTCTGCTGGAACTCATTAACAACGATCCGCTGATCTAAGTAAATCATTTTATCAATATTAATTTTTGTTTTTTTCATTTTACTTGTTCACACTCTTTATAAGAGGAATATTTAATGTTCGCTGAGTATAGTGATAGCCAACTGAAAATATCAAGAGATCATGATCAAAACGGCAGCTCACCCTGCATAACACAGAAAGCATCATCCTTATCATGTACCTCTAACATAGCTTGTTGTGCGTAGAACCAACTACTAACAGCAAAGATATCCACTGGCTGAGCTACCTCAAGCATAAAGTAGTATGCGTTACTTGAAGTCACACCGAACCAGTACAAACGAGTACCATCCTCATGAGGTGTTGTCTCGAACAAGACACATTGCCCATCTTCAATACGTTCTAAGTACCCTCCAGGATGAACAACCACTATCCGTTGTCCACACTGCCAATACACCTGAACACCTTTTCGAACGCTTGAATCAAACGAATTCTTATTACCCATTTTCCTGCCCTTCGATGAGATTATGATACTGTAAATTTATACAGTGGTTTGATGTTAATCAATACGAAACGCTAAAAATCACATAAAAATGATCATTTTCAATAGCTTAAGTAATGTTATTTGGTAGGGTAGCTCTATTATTGATATCTAAAAATGATCAATAATTGATCATCTACCATTATTAGAGATAAGCAGGGATGATCACCAAAACCTTCATAGCAGAACCAATCATGACAACATCAGGCCAGCTCGTAGGGTGTGAACTGTTAACCCGCTTCCATCGTGAAGATCTTCCAGTACTGAACAGTAAGTACTTCATCATGGCTATGTCGGTCGAAGGGAAGAAGGAACTACTGAAACAACAATTAGAGACTGTAGAAGTTCATGCGTCATGGTTCAGAGAGCACCGGCTTTTCTGTACCGTTAACGTTGATACCATACAGGCACGGCTATGTGTGTTTGACAGGGAGATTATTCAGCTATTGGATAAAATGGATTTCATCAGGCTTGAGATATCAGAGAACTTTGAAGGGCTTGAACTCGGTATCAATCATCCAGTACTTAAAACACTGTTAAACGTTGGCTATCGCCTGTTCATTGATGATCTTGGCTCAGGCCGTGCGAATACCGCAGCACTTTCTACTGGTTGCTATGAGGCGGTCAAACTTGATAGGGCGTTCTACAATCAAGAAGTACAGAAACCTACATTCAACGTACTGATAAAGAACATCATGAAGTACTGCCCGTATGTGATCGTTGAGGGAGTAGAGCAGCGGCAAGAACTACCAGTACTACGTGATGCGGGAGTATCAGCGGTGCAAGGATATCTTTATCGTTCAGTGAACTTCTCTAAGGTGACATCTCTTTTATAAATCTAAGCCGCATTACAGCGGCTTTACTCACCATCATCTAATTCATTTAAAAATCTGGCAAGAACATCTCCGTGGCACGGATAAGGTTTGCAATGGCAGCCAAGGATTTTCCCTCTATGTGCTTTAAGCTTTTCTTTGAAATCTTCCCCGCCTTTTAAGAAATTTCTATCAAAGTCGTACTTAAACTTTCTTATAACTTCATCACGATCACCATCGGCTCCAATCGCATAGGGATTACCCCATAAAGTACCGCGACCGCAATATACATCGAAGTGTTCGCCCCTGTCTTTATTGGATACAAACGTAATTTTATCCTTTATATACCTTACAGGAATTTGTGATGATAACGTTTCATAAACAGTTGTGAAATCTGGTTTCAATGCTGAATCAAAAATAATAGCGTGCGTCAATCCTATTTTAAATGGGTCAGCAAGAGTATCATGATTAAGTTTAAAAATTAAATCAGAGGAAAAATAGTTATGTATCAAATCCTGGTGATCCTCAAAATAGAAGATTTTGTATTCACTCGATTCGGAGAAGATACGGGTAAGCTTTCGCTCAAACTTACCCTTTGAAGCAAAATCAGGATGATACATAATTAGTACTTTCATCATATTAAATGCTTAACCTCAAAATCTGTATCCCAATGCTTGTTCAGATATTCTATCACAAGACGGCGATGACAGTGATGGGGCTTGTGCTCACTACATAACAAGCAACCGTCAGAGATTAAGCTCTTATCTATACGCTCAATATTCCTTTTTGCCATAAGATTCAGAAAGTTATCTTCGTAAATCTCCCAAGAGACTTTTCCTTTCTTATAAGGATCGAGCATCTCTTTGGTTGGTGCCAGGTCTGGAACATGGGCGTAGCCTACCCCACAAAGTTCGCGAAGGAAAAATTCCAAGTCTTTCTTTTTAGCAAAACCAGCAAGCTGAGATACATTATTTAGACGGACATCAACCAGAGTTTTGATTGGCTGAGACTTAATCAAGGTAAAAAATTTCTCAGCAGTTTTTTCAGTAAAGCCAATTGAAAATACTTTCATTAAATTATCTCAGCTATTAATTTGTAATGAAATTTCCCTGCTAAATTTTCAAATGCTTCTAATGCAAGGCTTACAGTTATAAAACAATCAGGCTTCGTGTAGCGGCCTACCTCTTTACTCTCAAAATAATTTAGCCATTTGTGATCAGTTACCTTGAGGTTGTATGTTACTTCGTTATAAGTAAACTCGGCTCGCACTTTTACCTTTTGGTCTTCCCAACGAGACGTTATAAAAGTAATCAGCCCGGCCTCTATAAAATAAAGGCTATCGTTAAGATCTTCTACTTCATCTGGGTGTACTTGATCAAACTTACCGCTACTTGTCTGATGATTGTTTATCCACAGAGTTTCTGGATAATCACAAAGAAGTCTTAGAGAGTCAGGATGCGAACTATAAACTCCTTCTTTTTTCCAGTACTGGGTTTCATCTATCAGGTAGTTTTCTGTTTGAAATTTTTCTGGAGTAGGTTTGATAAATATTGCTGTGATTATATCAAGTGACTGAGAATCTGAGCTGTTACCATAAATACTATCATAGCGAGTTATAGCACCAGACTGGTTAACAGGTCTAATCCATTCGCCAACGTCAATACCTTGATCATGTTGATGAATGATTTTACCTGCGACGCAAAAATCTTTATTTTTCTTGGACTTACTTAAGCAAACAAAAGTTTTATCTACCATGATGCAACTCTCAATTGAATAGTAAACAAACATTACCATCAGATTCATCCCAAATCAACATAGGTTCTTCTCATTGAAGCAAGCGTTCGCGTAGTTTCGCCGCACCCTTTGAATAGAATATATGATGTTTTGAACCTAATTCATTCACAATACGAGGAAATATGACGTACTTACAATTAGCAAAAATCTACGGATACGACCCTGCAACAGTTAGCCGTGATTGGAAAGCAAAAGGTTTAGATATAAATGGAACAGACGATGAGATCTATCAATGGGTACAAGATAATGTACTAACACCATTGAGAGGTCAAACAGATTTAAAAGAAGAAACTCAGCGTGAACAATTACGATTAGCAAAAGCTAAAGCAGACATTGAAGAAATGGAAGCTGATCTAAAAAGAAGAAACTTAGTAGAAGTGGATTATGTAACTGACTCACTTTCAAGTTACTTACTTCAACTAAAGAACATGTTGCGTAGTATTCCAAACACAACTTATGTAGAACTCTTTGCAAGTGAAGATGCAAACCAATTGAGGGAAACGCTAAAAGATAAAATTGATGAAGTACTCAGAGATATTGGAAATTATGAGTACGAGGAAGATGAATATGAAAATGGATTTTCAGAATCAGAAGAAATTAATAACAATATTGAACCAGGCGGTGAAGAACATACTACCGCCAGAGAAGATCAAGCCGAGTGATTGGGTAGAAAAGAATTTAAAGTTCTGTGATGGTGAGCTACAAAATAGTCCGATGCGTTTGTACGAATTCCAAAAACAACCTTTGGATTCAATTATTGAACCAGGAGTAAGGAAGGTTGTACTAATGAGTTCAGCCCAACTTTTGAAAACAACAATAGTTACTGGGGCTTCTTTATTCTTCCTTCAAACAGATCCCTCAAATATGGTAATTGCTGGTACAACAGCAAACACAGTAAAGAAATATAAGAATGGTAAGTACGATCCAACCATCCAGCTAACGCCATCACTCGCAAAACTAATCACGAGCAAATCAGACAAGACGAAAACTAACGATGCAACCACGCAGGAAACAACAGTTGGTACATTCAACTATTTCGTAAGTCTCTCAAGCCCAAGTACATTACGTGGCCTAACAGCAAAGAGAGTGTTCTGTGATGAAATTTCAGGCGTAGATACTGAAGGTGATGAAGGGAACCCAATAGCTTTAGTTTCACAGCGTTGTGAAAGTTTCCGTGATTCTCTAATCATGATGTGCTCAACGCCGTTAGTACCTGATGATCCCATATGCCAGGAATTTGCTATGAGCGATCAGAGATACTTTCATGTGCCTTGCCCTGAATGCGGTGATGAACAACGTCTGATATGGGAAAACGTAAAATTCAAATGGAAGGTTATAGACGGTGGCCGCCGTTCTATCCCTGATGCCGATACCGCTTATCTCGAATGCCCCCAATGCAAACACCAGTACACAGAAGCCGAACGTGTAAGAGCAGTATCACAAGGACGTTGGATCGCAACACATCCAGAGATTAAGGATGTGAGGGGCTACCACATCTCACGTTTGTACTCTCCGGTTTCGTCAATCCGTAAGTTAGTACAGGACTTTGCCGAAGCATTTAAGAACTTTGACCATATGCGTTTTGTTAACAACGCATTAGGTGAACCATACATTGATAAAGAAAACGTAGAACATGATTTAACCCTACTGGAACAATTACGTGATTTTGATATTGATATACAAAACATACCTAATGATTGTGTTGGGTTAGCGTATGCAGTTGACCAACAATTAGACCGCCTTGAATGTACTTTAGTTGGCATATCAGAAAAGAATTATTATGTACTCGACCATAGAAGCTTTTACGCGGTTGATTGTAATAAATATAACTCGCCAGCATATACAGAATTACAAAGTTTTATAAATAATACAAAGCTAAAAACTAAAAATGGAACACCTCTACGAGTACTTCAAGTATGGGTAGATAGTTCTAACGGTGCGGCAACTAATACCATTTACCGTTTCTGTAATAAAACAGGTAATGAGATATACAAACCTATCAAGGGTGATGGACGTACAACTATTCCGCTATACAAAGAAAGTACATCCGGTGGTTATAAGTTCATGCTACTGAACGTTAACGAAGGGAAGAACCGTATCAGAAAGCTCCTTAACGCAGCTATGAACGATGAAGCACATGAAGGTAAGAGAATCCATTTTAGCCATTCATTACCGGATGATGCATTCCTTCAATACACCAGTGAAAAGCGTGTAATGAAAGGTGGTCAATTAGTATGGGTAAAACGCAGCAATTCTAAAGATGATAGAAATGAACTTTTGGATACGCTCAACTACTGCCTAATTAGCTTTGAATATATGTTAAATAAACTTGGTGTTGATGCCTATAAAAAACTAAGGAACTACAACTCCAATATAGCAAAAACTAAATACAGTGAACAAACACAAACCAATGATACACCAACAGAACATGTTCCAGTACGTAAACCACGTAAAAGGCGTATGGGTGGAAGGAATTGGTTTAATGAATAAGGAATAAACATGGCAACACGCAGCGTTGATTTCACCACTGATATTATTAAAGGTGAAAGCATTGTGTTTTGTTTTGCCGCAGATTCTAAAGTAGATATTGTAGATGTGGATGGGATTAATGTTACATATAACTATCCATATTCAGTAACTGATACTTCAAACTGGAAAGCAGGTGCATATACGGCAATTATCAATGATAAAACATTTGCTGTACGTACCTTTCAGATATTAGATCCAACTGCGACAGCAAACAAATACAATCAATACCTATCTATCATTGATGAAATAAATATTGTTATAGAGTCAAAAGTACAGGGCGGTGGTGTAATTACACAGAGCATCAACAACAAAAGCCTAACTACAGAATCTATGGACGCATTACTAAAACTCCGCAATCACTATACAAAGCTTGCTAACCAAGAATTAGCACGTATGAGGGGGCTTTCATCTGGTAATCCGATTAAATCAATAACAACTTTTAACAGGGGTAACTAATGTTCTGGAAAAAGAAAAAAATTGATGAACCTGAACAAGTACCTAAACCACAGTTTGAACGTAAACAACTTACAGATAACGCATTAAAACGTGAACTAAAAGAGATTCGTACTAACTCACAATCACCAATCATTAGTTTTGGGTTTTCAGCAGGTAATTCAGCAGGAAATATTAATAGCATCATCAATATGACTTTGCCAACCTTAGTAGCTAAGTCACGTGAGCTAAGTTTGAATAATGGAATTGCTAAAAAGTACTTTCAGGTTAACAGCGATGGTGTAACAGGTGCATCAGGTCTGTATATCCGTCCTGATGTTAATCTTCATGATAACAATGAAGAAAACTTAGTGATTAACGAGGAACTTGAACAGCTATTCTACAAGTACGCAGATAATCCAGAAACATTTAGTATGAATGGTAAGATGGATTTAGCAGCTTTTCAGCGTTTAGTAGAACGTACACGTAGTATTGATGGTGAAGCATTCATTATTTGTCATGATGTAAACGGTACTGTTAAGTTTGAACTCATCGATTCTATGCGAGTACCGACTACTGGGAACCGTATTTTTGATGATGGTTCATATGTTTCTAATGGTATTCATTTTGATCGATATGGAAAAGTAATTGAGTACTATGTAACTCGTTTAAACCCCTCTACATATACGTATCAAACAGGTGATTATGAAGTAATTCCAGCATCAAATATGCTTCATCTAATGATTCAGGACTACCCAAATCAAGAGCGTGGTATACCGGATATCATTGCAGGTACTACTTTACTGAAAGATCTGGAAGCCTTTATTAAAGCAGCCATTATCTCAAAGAAACTATCAGCCTCCGCTATGGCTTTCATTACTAACTCAGCAAGTAATGATGAAGACGTTGATTTTATGAAAGGGTATGAACCTGATTACTATGATAATGACAGTCTACAAAGTGGTGCTTTAGTAGAACTTCAGCCAGGTCAAAACGTAACAAGTGTAAACCCAAACGGGGCTACTGATGGTATTACAGAGTTTGTAGATACGCAGATGCAACAAATTGCTATGTCTCTTGGTATCACAGAGCAATCACTAAGCGGTTCTACAGCAAATGCTTCTTTCTCAGCAGCAAAACTAACAGACCGCCTACAACGTCAGACTTTCAAAACACGTACTAATGCGTTAACCACGTTTGTATTGAAACCAATTTACGCACGCTGGCTTAAAGCAGAAATGTTACGCAATCAGAGTTTAAATCTGAAATTTAGCGATTTCGATAAATTAGTGAACGCTAAATATATTAGTGAATTTGTGGAATCCCTTGATCCTCTCAAAGACGTACAAACCCAAGTACTAATGATTGATAACAAGATCAAGAGTCGTTCTATGGTTGTTTCTGAATTTGGTTATGACCCATATCAAGTACAGAAAGAAATTGAATTAGAGGAAGTTCAAACAATTAATAATAAACAGGAAGTTATTCAGGATGAAGAAACAACTAACGAGGGAACTGAACCTACAGAAAATAAATAATGCAATTGATGTAGAAAACCGAACCATTGAGATTGCCTTTGCAAGTGAAACACCTGTTAAACGTGATTTTGGTGAAGGTATTGGTGTACTGAACGAAATTCTTAAATGTACTCCAGATTCCGTTGATCTATCTCGTATGCTAAATGGTGCTCCATTACTAATTGAACATGACTTTACCCGTCATGTTGGAATTGTATTAGATGCGAGAGTAGATAGCGATCATATATGCCGTGCAACAGTAAAACTATCTTCCATTCAAGAAGCAGAAACTATTTTTACAATGATTCAGGAAGGTATCCGTACCAAAATTTCCGTTGGATACAATATCGAATCTTATCATATCGAAGGTGAAAACCTAATTGTAGATCTTTGGTCGCCATATGAAGTAAGTAGCGTATCTGTACCCGCAGATGATTATGTTGGTGTTTCACGGTCACTAAATACAAATGAAATTCTAATTAGTGAAGGTGAACAAATGGATATTGAAAACCAACAAGAAGAACTACGTACTGATGATGTAGTTGAACAAATTGAAGAAGAAAACGAAAGTACTGAATCTGATGAACATGTTGAAGTACAGGAAAGTACCGAAGCAGTAGAAGATAGTACAGAAGAAACTGAAACGGTAGAAGTACAGGATAGTACTGAAATTGTTGAAGTAGAAGCACAGGAACGTGCAGCACTAAATAAAGGTGAATCTGACGAAATTAGAATTCGTGAGTTAACCGCTATTGCAGAACTTTTCAATGTAGACGGTTCTGAAGCAATTAAATCAGGTGTATCAGTTGAACAGTTTAAACAGGAAGTTCAAACCAGATCCCTAAATAAAGAAACAAATCTAATTAACAAGGATGTTAATCTTATGAAAAAAAATGTAATTGGTGAACTAATCCGTAGTATCAACGAAGATAAATTTGATTCTGTAAAAGCTGAACTTGAAAAAGGGCAACGCGGTTTCAAAATGGATTTTTCCCGTGCTCTCGGTGCTAATACCGATACTCAAACAGCAGCAGGAACAGTAAAAACCGTTTATGCGGATTCTTATCTAACCGCTCTATTGGCTCAATCTATTCTTGGTAGGCTAAACCCAACTATCTATAGTGGCCTTGCTTATCGTGGCGTTCTAAGTATTCCTCGCCTAACTGGTCTATCTCCAGCAGCTCCAGGTAACTTCAAATTCTATGAAGAAGGTGACGCAGTAGTTGATTCAATCGCTAACTTTGACTCGATCAAACTATCACCAAAAATGTTTGCTGGTGCTGTACCTGTAACTAAGCAGTTGATGCTAAGTTCCGATACCGCAGCTACTTTTGTTCAGGATGCTCTAATCCGTTATGCGGCTAATGGTCTTGAAGAACAAATTTTTGATTCTCTACAGGCAGCTATTCCAGTAGTTAACACCGCAGCAGTTGGTGAAATGACCGAAGCTGATGTACAGAAAGCTATTGAAGCACTCGGTACTGCTAACGTGGATGTACGTTCTTGTGTAGCTGTAATGCACCCAAGTACCTTAGCAAAACTACGCCAAACCGCAGTATTGGACAACACCGCAGCCGTTTCTATGGTTGAAGGTCATCGTTACGATATGTGGCTAAACGATGAAGTTCGCGTAATTGAAAGTACTTTTGTAGATGTTGATTCAGTGATCATCGGTGACTTCCGCAATCTAATTATTGCGAACTGGTCAGAAGGTCAGGAAATTGACGTTGATACAACTACCCATCGTGCAGCACAAATTACTGTTTTCCGCAGCTTCCAGTACTTAGCAACTGCTATTGCTCATGAAGAAGGTTTTGTAAATCTAAAAATCAAATCCGCTTAATGGGGAAATAATATGAGAGCATTTTTTAGTAACTCACAATCAGAGTCACTACTCAATGCTTTTGGTGAAAAGCTCGTCATTGTTCAAGATGGTGTATCAATAACGATTACCGCTATTTTCGAACAAGACGAGCTTTTTTTCGATGATAGTCAAACTAACGTGACATATTTTAGTGCTAAGTCAGGAATAAAACTAAATAGCACCTTCAAAATCGATAACATCGAATACGTAGTAAATAGGATAGATGATGATACAAGCGGTATCTCTAATTATCACTATATTCGCAAAGTCGATTTAGAAGAGGAAATATAATATGTTCACGGCAGACTATAAAATCAGAAAGTACTTAATTAATAAACTCTCTCCAGTTACTAATTTACACTTTCCATCAAAAGCATCAGTAGATGATATTACTGTTGTTTATATTGGTGATTCTTCTGTACAACGTACTCAAGTTGCTAAAGCAAACACAGTTATTAATAATCAAATCGTGCCATCAACTATAAGAAATTTATGTGAATTTCGAGTTGAGTTTGTATCTGTCGGGCAATCATATAAAGAAGCATCCGATGAAATTGAAAAAATACTTGAAGCAATTTATACGCCTGGTTTCTTTAATGATTTAAACCAGCAACTTCCAATGCCATTATTCAATATCCGTATTGAAGATAGCCTAATGACTTCTCAAGCCGAAGCTACGGAAACCGCTTATGTACACACGCAAACTCTATCTTTTAGCTATGGGGAATAATTATGGCTCAAACATTTTTAGGGAATCTAACTACGGTATGGATTAACACCGATACAACAAACGTTGATCCTAATTCCCGTAACTTTTCCCAAGTAGAAAACCTTTCAGGATTTCCAAGTTTTAGTGAAACAACAAACGTATCTACCATTGAAACATATGATAGTACTTACACCTCGAAAGTAGCGGGTGATAGTTCATATGGTGATATGACCATTGAAGTAAACTATAACCCAACCGAGCATTCTGAACTTGATGCAATTGTTGACTCACAACAGTTAGTACAAGTTAAGGTTGAAATGCTTGATGAAGGTACTAACGATACGTCAGTAAACTATGTGATGTACAACGGCTATCTATCCAAAACATCTGACTCATCAGATATTGATACTGTCGTTACTCGCTCGTATGTGTTTACGCCAGAATCACAGGTATCAGCGGGTATCCTTGATGAATCCGTAGTACCGCTTAACCGTGGTGATTGGGGCGTTGGATCTAACGGGGTAGAGTTCCCAAGCTATCAAGGCCGTGATGGTAACTCATTCGTTAAGATCCCAGCGGTGAACTCACCATCAGGCGTAGATATGTTGGGTATCACAAACCTTGATGGTTCTAACGGTACTCAGTTAGTGATGAACAAATCCGGTACGCCGGTACTAAATTTCCGTAACTTCTCATCAGCAAGTACTGGTGCATGGTACAAGGTCTATACCACTGCCGATAAGCCTACATTGGCAGAGCTTGGTGCGGCAGCCGCTACAGATCTCAGTAATTACGTACCAATCACACGTACTGTCAATGGCAAGCCACTAACTGGAAATATCACCCTTTTAGCAGCCGATATTTCTGATGTGTACTCAAAGACTCAGACCGATAACAGCTATGTTCCTAAAGTGTTTCAGTTAAACGGACACGCACTAACAGGTACGGCGTTGAACTTGGTAGCAGCCGATATTTTAGATGTATATTCACAGACGCAGGTTAATACAAACTTTGTAGCAAAAACTACTACAGTAAATGGATTGGCATTAACAGGTAATATTACTCTAACGGCAGCACAGTTAACCGATATGGCAAGCCTAAGTTATAGTAATAGTACTTTCGTTCCAAAGACGTTCTTGATTAATAACAAGCCATTATCTGGTACTAACATTCAATTGGTAGCAGCAGATATTAGTGACGTATATTCACGTACTCAGGCTAACGATCTCTTTGCACTACGTATTACTACTGTTAACGGTTATCCATTAAGTTCTAACGTATCTCTAACCTATAATGATGTTGGTACTTACTCGAAAGCACAGATTGATTCAAAGGATGCAGCACTACAGGCAAACATTGATACTAAGGTAACTATTACGCAGGATTTATTAGTACTAAATACCGTAACAGACACACTTGCTCTTGATATGTCAGATGGGAAAAGAGTATTCACAGCAACACTTACATTTGCAAGTACACAATTAAGTATTCTCAATGCAAGCGGTAATACTAAGAACAGTCAAACCATCACCGTATATATAACTCAAGGTACTGGTGCTAATAAAATAGAATGGCCTTCAAATGTTAAATGGTCATATGGGCGTACACCGGTTTTAACCTTCACTAAAGATTCAGTTGATGTTTTTCAATTTAGTTCAGTAGATGGGGGAAGTACCTGGTACGGCTCATTACTAATGGCGGATCTTCATTAATGATTAGAAAAGGTAACATAAGTAATGCCCAACAAATGATTGAAGGGCACTGGAAATTTTTAGAACGTAATACGGGTTTAGTTAATGACAATAAAACAGATCACTATGTACTAAACCCTCAGAACGTCCTATGTAACAACAGGCATTTTATAGCGGAAACGGGCTGGGAAGCACAGCCGGACGGTGACGCAACCACAGAAGGACAATCCTTAGCAATTCTTGGTGCTATCTATGCGTATCAGGCAACCAAAGAACCATACTACCTACAACGTGCCAAAGATTTTTTTAATGCCTATCACCTGGCGTTCTTCCGTGGTGTGGCGTTTCCCGATCCACCTAATGGTTCACTACGCTGTAACTGGATTTGTAACGGCAAGGCTCCAGTACTGGCACATTACCCATTAGACCCAGAGTATCCAACTCACGGCGGGTTCAAGGGCGTATTGTTCACATGGACGAACGGACAAACACAGATACCTCATGGTTCACCTAACTACGGTGAATACCTCGATGCTGTATGGTTTGCTTTTCCCGAAAGAGCGGGGCTTGGTTGGAACCAGGTTAACGCTACCGTATATGCATGGTTAGATGATGAAGACTCTATCAATTGGGACGTTAAGGCACCTACCTTTGATGTCGCCTGGATAGTCGATAGAACCGGGCGAAAGGTTGATAGTAATGGGGATGTACTGGAAGAAGGACTAACAAGCCAGATAGGTACAGTGCAGCTCAAGGATACTTCCATCAACGGTAATTACCGCTTCAACTATGCAACACGTAACCCTGTAGAACACGGCGGTTATCTGATGGGGCGTAATGAACGTTGGCACAACAGGCCAGTACATGTACCACTTGATAACTATGGCTCTCTTGATTTCAGTGATAACGCATCAGATGCCGAATTGTGGTTCTGTCAGGCATGTAAATTACTATGGGATATTACAGGCGAACGTATCTATTACTTAGCATGGCAAAATTCATTAATTACATGTACTGGTTATTCTGATATTGACAAATATGATATGTTTTTCCGTAAAAGTACTATCGCATTAACGCCATTTACAGACGGTATCTCATATGATTATTTCTATCCAAGTGACCAAGTAGCATCATATTCACGTGATTCAAATGGCTATATAGTAATTAGTCAAAGTGCTTCAGCACAAACAACCCTTGAACAACAATCTATATGGTTCAAGTTCAATAATAGTTCTACTTTCCATGTTGAATATGGTGGTGTTGATACTACAGGAAAGGCGTTAAGTCTTGCTGTAGCAATGACAGTTAATAAAACTAAAACAGAAGATGGTGCGGTACGATACCGTTGTGGTTTACCTATTACAAATACTGATGGCAGTGTTATTTCAATGGATGTTCCAATGAACCACTTTACACGTATTGCTAAACCAGATGGTGGACAATATCTAACGGCAGATATGCGTATGATTTCTGATTATGGGGATAATACAGTAACTACTTTACAATATGTTTCCGGTATCGCTGGTACGTACTATGACAATGTAATTTCTACTACAATGGATTCTGACGGAAGTTCTACAGTAGGTTTCTGGATCTTTGATGATGAAACACAGGACTTAAACACATTCACGTATAGAACATATGCTGATGATTTTAATATCCGTATTACTGATGATCTTGGTTGGCGTTGGTGGGCTATGCTACCAGCAAGTAATGGGGCATGGTTAACACAAACGTTTAATGTACTTGATTTCAAGTTAAGTTCCTATCAACCAGACCATCAGGAAGGTGATGAACAGCCAGGACAACCAACGCTAACAGGACGTGAAGAATTTACACTATTACTTGATACCGATCCGATTGATGGCGTTTCAGGTCGTATTGATTGGTATTGTGTTAACGATTTGCCAACACTGTATAATGATGGTGGTACGGGCGATTATTCAGTATTAGTAAGTTTAACATTCAATGATAGTACTGGTAATGGATATACCGCACGTTTAGGTGATTGTGTAATCCGTAATTACATGCTTGATAGTCTTTCATACACGCCAGGACTAATACCATTTAGTAACATCACAGATCCGTATGCTCAGCTTTACTCAGGTTGGCGGGGGCTACCATACCCCGGTTATCAATCAGGGGTGATATGGTGTTTTAAAGGTACAGCAATTGATGAAACAAGACTAAATAATAGCATTAAGTTCTTATGTGATGCTCAGGACTGGTTTACTAATAAGTTCCATCCTGCTTTACCTGGCCCTTGTGCTCAAGCATATATATGGAACCGTCAAGACGCATTAGCATATGCCCCTGATGGTAAACCCGATCAATTTACTATGCAGCACTGGTATGAAGAGGCCTGGTCTGGTTATGAACCACGAGCGTTCTTCGCAGGTTGTGATGTAGTACATGAACTTTATCAACGTGGTGATTACACCATTCCACAGAACATACTTACGTACTGTAAGAACTGGATGAATTATTTGCAGTGGTTCATGAAGAATAATGATGGTCATGCACCAACACGATTTAAAGATGATGGTGAAGTTATCTATGATGGCTTTACAGGTCATATGTCTGGTTTATGGCTTGCAGGTGCTTCTATGATGGCAATTGCAGGTTATCCAGATCACGAGTTACTTGATTTACTATTCACAGAGATACAACAGAACTACGATGTAGTTAGTGCTAATCATGTAATGAATGGTAGCTGGTCATCAGCTATCAGGAGTGGCACACCTACAACACCACAAAATAATTCAATGTACTTTGGTTTCTATACAGGTGAATTACTAAGAGGTTTAGCTTTATATATGAAGTACTACAACCTACATACATAAATAATATATGAAAGGGATAGCAAGGATCGTTATCCCTAAATTTAAAGGAATAATAAAATGGCTTTTAATTCTATTTTCATTGGTAATAATGTCAAAGTTGAAATCGCAGAAGCTCCAGCTAATGGCGGTCAGGCAACTACTTTTACCGTTGTTGAAGAAGTTGGTGCTTTCCCAGCAGCAGCAGGTGCTGAATCGAACGTAGTTAGCGTAAATACTTTCGGTCAACAGTACGCCAAGAAACTTCTTGGTTCTCGTAGTGTTCCAGATCTAACGCTAACAGTTAACTGGAAACCAGGTTCAACAGGTCAGGAACTACTTGCATCGGCAGCAGCATCACAAAAACTCATGCAAGTTAAAGTTACCTATTTCCAGAACATCGCAGATCAAGACGGCCCTGCATATTACAGCATCGTTAATGGTTACGTAAGTTCTGATGTTGTTAACGGTGATTTTGACGGGGTAGTTACTCGTGATTTCGTTGTATCTGTAACGGGTGCTCCAATCGCAGTTGGTGAAGTAACTGGTGCTTAATTACTAAATACTCTACGAATTAATTACAAGGATAAACAAAAATGGATTTCTCTAATCTTATGAAAGCTATTGGTGTGAAAGTAACACCAGTAGAACTAACACCAGAATGTACTGTATATATTAAACTACCTAACATTACCCAACATGCAGAATGTGCTGATCCATATAAGGCAATTTTCTATTGTGTAGTTGATGAAGAAGGTAAACAGATTTTTGATTCACCTGAACAAGTTGAAGAAAAAGTTGATCTTACTGTACAACTAAAATTGAATGCTGAAATTGGAAACGTTTTTGCTAAATCCTTTAATGTTGAGGATGTAGAGGGAAAGTAAGACGCGATCCGATTCTCAAACTATCACTATCTTTATTGTATAACAACGGGTGTAGTGTGGATGAACTCTGCACTATGCCCGTTTTGCTTTTCTACTACCTGTTAGTTTTTAAAGAAATCGTTGATCCTGAATCTTCACAGATAGAGCAAATCAGGCATACCGAACTACTACAGGCAATATGGTTAAGTACTGGCAACATAAAGAAAGAAGATATACCTAAATTTAATATCTATGAACTCGACTCACTGAATATTATTTCAAATAAAACCTTAGCTGAACAACATGCAGAGAGGGAGAAGAAGATCGCAGAACAAAACAAAGCAAATATGCTTAATTGGATGGGAGTAAAGCCTAATGGCAAATAACAATAGACAATCAATGATTTTTGAAATCACTGGTGATGAATCAGGATTACAAAGATCATTAAAAAATGTAGCCAATGATATAGGTAACTTTGGTGATCAGGCGGGTGGGGTATTCGGTGGGATCAATACTGGCTTATCTACTACCTCTAAAGCTATGTCAGGTTTTGCAGGTGCTGTAGGTGTGGCAGGCTTAGCCATTGCTGCAACTATGGCAAAAGTACAGGAACAATCAGAAAAGGCTTTTGAAGTCTTTCAGGCAGCATCTCTATCACAGTCAGGTATAGTACAGATTCAACAGGCCGCTAATATGTTCGCCGCCGTTGGTCTTACTATGGATAACGTAGCTGATCAGATAAAAGACTCAAAGGATAAGTTGGGCGATGCCATAACTAACAATGCTGGTTCTATGTTAACTGACGTTATTCAACCGTTGAAATTGAATATGTTCGAGCTACAGAAAGCAGCAGAAAACGGTGAAGATATTATTGCAAAGATTTACTATCAGGCTAAACAAATGGGATTCAGTCAGTCTCAGATAGTAAACATGATGGAAACTGTTGCAAACGATGCATCAAAACGCATGACTATCTACAGAGAGTTTAATAGTGAACAAGAGTATCAAAACAGCCTTGCTAATGAAACCATACAACTAACCGCAGAACAATCACGACAATTTGAAGAATACAGGACTGCAACTAATAATTTATCCAGATCGTGGGATAGCTGGAAAAACTCAACCCTTGCACCTGTTGCACAGAACCTTGCTGAAATTCTCGATTTAATGACGAAAATTCTTAATAGCAAACCTGTTAATGCAGCGGCAGCAGCAGTTAGTAAAGAAGGCATTCAGGCAACTCAACAGTACCAACAACAGTTTCAACAACAGATACTAAAAAATTCTTCAATCTATGGTACACAAATAGTAGCAGATCAGCAAAAGCAGCAAGAGGAAAATAATAAAACCTTTGCAAACTTATTAGCAAATCTTGATGCAGCACATAACCTACTTGATAAACAGAAAGAAGAATACAATAAAGGCTCAGATAGAAGCGTAATTGATACTGCATTAAAACCTTATCTTTCCGCTAAACAAAAAACTCAAGCACAGATTGATACCCTTGATGCAACACATGCACAATTAAGAGCAACTATTAAAGATTCTTTGGTACGAGCATATAAAGGCGATCAGGCAGCTATGAATGCCGATTTAGCTAAACTTGATGAAGGTTATAAAGACAACAGAGAGAAATTAGTAAAAAGCCTAACAGCCGATGAAGATAAAGCACGTGATGCAAAGTTAAAAAAAGATGATGCCGCAGCGAAAGCAGCTAAGGCAGCACAAGATAAAATTAATGAGCAAACGAAGAGAGCAAAGGCATTATTAGAACAAACGTTATCACAGATCGGTACTAATGAAACTCAAGTACGTATTACCCGTTTTAACTATGAACAAGATCAGATTGAAAAGCGTATACGTGAAGCAGGTAAATTAGCTGGTAGTTCTGAATCTGAAATTACAGATATGTTATCCAAGCAATATGAAAGCCGTAAAACTAAGTACAAAGATATGGTTGATCAAATGCTTGATGAAACTGACAGACTAAAACAGGCACAGAACATTGCAGCTATTGCTAACGATCCCAATGCAACACCAGATGCTAAGGCACGAGCAGCAGCAGCGGGTACTACCTGGATGAATGATACCGTTAGTCAGGGTTTAGGGTACAAGAACCCGTTAGATTTTTCGCCAGATCAAGTACAGAACCAGAACATCAACACCGAAGAACAAGAGAACCAAGATGGGGCTAAGGCTCTATACGATGCCAAAGTAATTGGATTCCAGGAGTACCAGGATCAGCTAACAGCGATTCAGGCCAACGCCGATATAAAACGTGGTCGATTAACCGCAGACGCACTAACCAGTACGTTAGGGATGTGGCAAGCGGGGGCAGGTAACGTAGGGGATATCATGGCTGGTGTGTTCGGTGAGTCATCAGCAGCGGCAAAGGCAGCATTTGCCGTAAGCAAAGGCATTGCCATTGCTCAGGCAGTGATCAACATCCAGCAGGGCATATCCGAAGCCATAAAACTTGGATGGCCTATGGGGATCGCAGCAGGGCTACAGGTAGCAGCTCAGGGTGCTTCCATTGTACGTACTATCAAGGGTACAGCTATCCAGGGGCAAGCCCACGATGGATGGGATTCACTACCAAGTACTGGTACATACAATCTTGAAAAAGGTGAACGTGTAGTAGGTAAATCATTAAACCAAGATTTAACCAAATACTTGAGTAATCAGGATGGCAGTAAATCAGGTGATGTTAAAATTGATGCACCATTAATTATTAATAGTAATGGTCAAATCTCAGATGCTGATTTCCAAAAGATGTGTGATAAACACGCTGATGTAATAGTCCAGGCAACACGTAAATCTCAAAAAAATAACGTATAAATATCATATAGCCCACATGGATTGTGGGCTAATCATTAAAGGAATAATAATATGTTAAATAACGCTCTTATTAGTGAGTTCATGTTAACGGATAATATACCGCAATACCAAAACCAAACCTGGACAGGTGAAACTATTACACGTGTGGTTGGTTCGCAGTACTTTACCCTTAGTTTTAAAGTTACCTTGAACAAAATGAACCGTGCAGAACTCGCTAACTTCTACGCATTATATGGTCAGGGCAAACCGTTCTCAATGCCTCTTGGTTGGTGGAGCACATACAACGGTACTCAAATCTCACAGGTACAGGCAACCGCAGCAAGGGCAGCAGGGGCAACTTCAATTGCCGTGAATGCTAATTCTCTTGAGGTTGGTACATTAGTACAATTCAATGGACACACTAAACTGTATCGAATTATCGCCAATAATGGCAGTGTGATTACTATTTTCCCTGGTCTTGTTAAAAATATTCAGCTTGGGGAAGTAATGAAATATGACAATATTCAAGGTTCATTTATTCTTACACCACAGAACGCAGCATATAAAATGCCAAGTACTAACGTAATGGAAGTGACAATAAACGCAACCGAAAACATCAGAGGTTAATTATGTCAATTCCAAACAATGTACTAAACAATCCAGAACTTGTTAGTTATTGGAATCTGACTCGTGGTGATAACAAAACGATTCTAACAGAGAAAGAACTCTATCAGTGTGGCGTTATGGTAAAGCTAATTGATGTACTTCCACCTACTGGCAGCAGCATATATCTCACTGATTCATTGGCAGACCAGAACTACAACGGCATTACATATAAATCGGTTCCTGATTTTCTTGATTCATCATTTGCGAATTATGTAGAAAAAACACAAATCAACAATAACGGTACTTCATTGAAAGTAAGTAACGTAAGCCAGGATTATCTTTCTATGGCCTTACGTGGATTATGGAATGATGCAAAAGTAAACATCTGGATGGGGATTGTTAATCCGGCTACAGGTAGCATTCTTTATGCCTACCGTATGTTCAGTGGTTACATCGATTACTTTAGTTCTGACTTTAACAATGCAGCAAGTAATACCACAAATGAAACTACTGTTAATCTAAGTTCGATGTGGAAGAAATTAGATCAGACACAACGCTTGTTATCAAGTACATCAGTACACCAATCAATGCATACTGGCGATAAGTTCTTTGACTTAATCGGCATACTAAATAGTTCAGAGCAATTCTGGAAGAGTAGTAAGAAATAATGAAAAATGGATTTATAACAGAGTACCTAAGTGGTTTAGTTGGTGAACCGTTAGTGTACGGTACTAATGATTGTCATATCATGGTACTTACCGTAATAGATATGATTACTGGTAGTAATTACCGTGATGAAATCTATCAGAAATACACAACACCAACAGCAGGTAGAAAATACGCAAAAGCAAACTGTAGTTATTCTACTCTACATCTATTGTGTAAAGAAAAAGGCCAATTGGTAAGTGAACCACTTGATGGGGATATAATTATTTCATCAGGTCACAGTACAGTTTATTGGCGAGGGAAAGTTGTAATTTTATCAGAAGATAAATCCAACTATATCGTTTCTCAATATATCCCAAATGAAAAAGACAAAATATACAGATTTAAAGGGGAATAACTATGGCAGTAGCAGCAGTTGCCGTAGCTATTATCGCAGGAGCATCAGCAGCGGCAGCAGCATACGCAGCAGGTTTAGCTTTAGCAGCAGTAGTAGCTATAGGTATTGGTACAGCAGCACTATCTTACATTAGTTCATCACAGATGATGAATGTAGGTCAAATGGGGGTAACGTATCCGAGTACGGGTAGTAACAATGCCCGTTCAACATCACCAAGTACTGGCATACCAATTTCATACGGTGGTTCTAACCGCAACGCAACAGAAGTCGCCTATAACAAGTTAGGCTCTATCGTCGTATGGCAGAACGTCTATAAAGGTACTTCAAACCAGTTATGTACGGTTCACGCGATCAGTATCGGTGAAATCGGGCAAGTACCAGGGGAACAATCACAAGGCGTAATCAAGCAGATCTATTTTGATAATGCTCCGGTACTCATGGATGGTGCGTACATCACCACAGAGGGGATCGTACCTACCTCAATGATGATTGAGAAGTACCGCAAGTACTTGCAGATTGAGGTACGTTTCGGTAAGCCTTCCTACGGTGGTTCTATGACGCTTGCCCGTCAATATGGCGGCAGTCAATGGACTGACAACATGCGTGGTGATGGTCTTGTACAGATCTGTACTGTAATCAAGAAAACCAACGATTCACTAATTGATGGAATTCTAACGAACCAGAACTATACATTATCGGTAGAAATGCGTGGACGTATGATCTATGACTTAACTGATAATGTACGTAAACCAAGTTCAAACCCACCAAGCCAACTATATGACTTTATCACTAATACAGAATTTGGATTCGGTCTTGATCCTAATGATATTGATATTACCAGTTTCCTTAACATAGCAAACTATTGTGCTCAGAATCATTTCTATTCCAATGGAAATATTCAGTATGATAAATCCTTTAAGGAAAACATCGAAAACATTCTACAAACATTTGGTGGTGTACTTTATGAATCGAATGGGAGGTACTATCTAACCGTAGATGCACCAGACATTCCTGTTAAGCATTTTGATGAATCAAGCATTATTGGCGGTGTAAATATCACAACTGGTTCAAAGTCAGAGTACTTTAACTGTATGGATTCTACCTATACAAACCCAGGTAATGACTATTCACAAGATATTATCCGTTATCCAAGTAATGCCCTTAATAATGAAACTATTACTAAAGATGGTTACATTATCAAGAAGGATTTAAACTACCTTTGGGTACAGGATAAGACTCAACTTGCAACACTAAGTAATATCGAACTGCTCAAATCTAAGTACATCAGCAATACCATCACATTCAACACTTACGTATCAGACTTGAAAGTATTCGATGTTTTTACAATCGATTTTGATGAAGCCGGTTTTAGTAATAACAAGTATAGATGTGTGCAACGTACTGTACCAATGACTGTAGACAAAACAGGCATCATCCAGATTACAGCAATTTCCTACGCTGATGGGGTGTATCAGGGCAAAGATCCAGGGCAGTTCCCACAGGATGGATTGACCAATCTACCTAACCCAACATACGTAGAACCGCCAAGTAATCTAAAGGCTCAGCGTCTTGGGGCAACAGCTACAGGTAACGCAGTACTACTAACATGGGATCTCAGTCAGGATACCTCAGTACGTGGATACAAGATCCGCTACAAGCGTAGTGATTCCGGTACTTGGGTTAACATCGGTAACGTAGGGCAGTACTCAACCAGTTTTGAAATTTTGAATCTACTATATGGTGTACAGTATGATTTTGCTATTGAGGCGTATAACACATTAGGTTATTCATCAGAATTAGTAGCAATCTATAATCAAACACCGCAAGTTATTTTTGCATTACCTAAAATAACTAACCTTAATATGGTGAATGATGATGTTGGTCTAAATCAGACTTATGCTCAGGATTTTATTTTCAGATGGGATGATCAGAGTAATGTTGCTGTTAATGGAAAAACATTTACTGATTTCTTTAAACATTATGAAATTCGTGTGTATGACCGATACAGGAACTACATCACCTCGTACTACACCACTACAAGCAACTGGACGTATACATTTGCAATGAATACCAGCGATGGCCTAAGCCGTTATCGCGTGTTTGGTATCATCGCTCATGGTTGGGGTACTGGTATCTACAGTGAGGAAGTACAGATAGAGGTAAGTAACCCGCAGCATCCACAAATCTTAGGTATCACATTACGTAACGGTTATGAAAATGTGTTCATCGACTGGACTGAATCAAACATCCCTGATTACTCAGGTATCGTTATGCAGATCGCCAAAGATGAGGGGTTCAGTTCAGATACCCACTATTTCAGTAGTTCGAACCGCTATAGTGCGTCGTTCGGCGTTGAGGATGGTAGCTGGTTCGCACGTGTGGCAGCGTATGACGTATTCGGTCAGGATGAACTTGTATGGTCGCCTACTATCGGTTTTAACCAGAACACGAAAGTACCTTACAGTAAGCTGAATGATGATGTAATTGATGGGCTACTTAACAGTGATAAAGCTACAGGTATTGTTGAGAAACAGATCGTAGATGAACTTGGTTCACGCTGGCAGCTACAGGTATCAAACAACGGCAATGTAACGGGTATTGCTCTTGCAGCAGATGAAAAAACATCAATATTTACCGTTATGGCGGATCGCTTCAGCGTGATCAGTACTGATAGTGCTAAACAGAGTGATAAGGTTTATCCGTTTGTGATTCAGAACGGCAAGACTTACATCAACTCAGCGGTTATAGCTGATGCGAGTATCAATACAGCTCAAATTAACAACTTAGCAGTTACTACCGCCAAGATTCAAAACGCCGCTATTGATAATACTAAAATCGCCAATGCTGCTATTCGTAATGCACATATCATGAATGGTGAAATAGACTCAGCCAAAATCAGCCAGCAGATACAATCAAGTAATTGGGATGGTTCAAATGGTTGGATGATCAACAAGAATGGTACTGCCAACTTTAGTAACGCTACTATTCGCGGTACAATTTTTGCGAACAGTGGGGTACTCAACAACGTTACTATCAATGAAAACTGTAATATTCTTGGTACGTTAAGTGCTACTCGTATAGTTGGTGATGTTTGTCGCCCACAATCAACAGGCATCCAGTCTAATCAATTCCTTTTTGGTTAGTGGTGGTACAGTCGGCTTATCTCCAGTACCGAACCAACACTATGTAGCGTTGCGTATACGTGGTGAAGATTTTGACAGATACTTAGATAGTAATATGTCAATCAGTCTTGCAAGTTATGAACGCCAGTACTTCTATATACGTATGGGTGGTGATGGAATTGGGTTAACCAATTTGGCTTACATAGATGCAGGTAACGATGGACACAATACACCTTATACTTATCGTTTAAATGGTGTTTTTATACCTCGTGTTGGTCGCGGTAACTGGAACTATATCTATGTTATGTGTACTACAAGCCGTGGTTCTACTGCTTCACTAAATGTTCCTGCTGATTTCCAAGCATGGGTTTACAGAGCAGGGGATCAACCGCTCTATAACTAAGTTCATAAATACTATTACCAAATATAATATGTAGGAACATAAATGGACATTTTAACAATTGGTTCATTAGTTGTTTCCGCTTTAGTATTGTGCTGGACTGTTTATAGGGATTTTACATCTGACTCAGACGAATTAGATGCACGTATTTCTACCGTTGAAACAAAAGTTGCTTTGATGGATCAGTCTCTAACTTCGCTTGAGCAGGAACAAGATCAGATGAAGCAGACTTTGAAAAACTTAGAAGATAGTGTGCATATGCTTGATATTAAAATTGAGCGTGTGATTGCTATGCTTGAAACGCTAAAAAACAAAAGGGGCTAAATAGCCCCTTTTTTATTTGTTGGTGAGTTCTACAATCATCTGATCTACTCGTGATTTTGTTTGTCCGTACCATAGTGAATCCTTAGCTTGTACAATCGCTTCTTTATAGTTTTTATCACGTAAGGCTTGAATCATCTTTCTGAACTTTAAAGTACCTGATAGGCCAAGTTGAAAAACCATAATGATCATGAAGTCTTGCCAGTCAGCAGGCAAATCTAATCCTATTGAACGAACAGCAGACTTAGCAGTACTGATATCTTCTTCTAACATCCTTTCGGCTTGTTCTGGTGTAATGCCGTTTGGATATGATTCGCCGGATTTTAGTAGTCTACCGTACCCAATAGTTGGATAACCAAGACTATCTTTATATGTCCAGAATTTACCATTCTTAAAATAACCAACTTTAGTTTGATAGGCAATTGAACCCTCATAGTTAATTAGTCTGTTTTTTATATCCATTAAATAAATACCTTATAACAGTTATCATAGGGTATTTATATGAAGCAATGGAATTACAATGATGATTGGAGTGAGGGAGAATTAACAAACGGTAGTTATGTAGGATTCGTGTACTTGTTCCAGTTTGAGGACAACACCTCTTATATTGGTAGTAAGCAGATGTATAAGAGAGTTAAGGACGTTAAGAAACTAAAAGCTAATTCAATCGAAAATGGATGGCGTGAGTACAGTTCAAGTTCAAAGATAGTAAATCAAAAGATAGAAGAGGGTTTAGATTATACTCGTACCATTTTGTGGGCTTTCCCATCAATGAAAGAAACACTTTTCGTAGAAACAGCACTCATCATAAATGAAGGACTGAAAACAGGTAATCTGAATCTTTCTGTTATGCATAAGGCAAGATTACCGAGTGGTAAGGATGCTGTACGTATTCGGGGAATCCTACAATCACTATATGAAATTTTAAATTAAGGATGAATTATGGCATGGCGTAGGGGCAATAGCCCAAATGATATGAGGCGTTTTATAAACAACAATAGCCCAGCGATAGGGCAAGAGTTCAAAAAAGAACTAAGCAACCGTATCCGTATAGTTACCCAGCATATGCAACGTAAAGTAGATAATGATGTAGCAGGTGGTGGTGTACCGTTTACTGGTAAGAGTATGTTCTTTAACTTTAGAAAGATTAGTGACTACAAGACTGTAAACCAGATCATAGTACTACCTAATCAAACTTCATACTTGAAGTACATTCTTGATCCTGCTTACAGACACATTAACGAAGGAAAAATTATTCCGTACAAGAATGCAAAGTTAACGAAGCAGGGGAACATTACACAACTACGCTCAAGAACTCAGAGTGATAAATACAAAAAGGTAAAGAGCAAGAACGGAAATACGTACTTGATCGATACTACCAAGAAATCCTCTAAGCGTAATCCCAAGTTGGCACGTGAAAAAAGGGTTATTGGTTACTATGGTTCCGTTGGTAGAAAGCCATTGTTTGATTTCTACGATGAAACCGAGAAACAAGTAATAGAACAATTAAGAACATTACGCGGTACGTTTGATTACCGTTGGAGGAATTAAGATGGATAACTTAGAAAATTTCCCATGTTATGATCATTCTGTACTAACAGATTTTTCTTTTCAGACAATCCAACCAGTAAGTGTTACCTTACCATATGATAAAGCACTATCTGGTAGTAAGCTCATAAAAAAGAAGGTTGATAAAACAAAAGGTGATTTAGTCGTATACAGCTTTCATCATCATACAAAACCTAACGTAAGTGATGGTGATGTACTGATGGTAGAGTTGCAGAAAAATAAAATAGACGTGCAGGTATTACTATCTTATAACCACATCTACAAAGGTCATCGCGTATTTTCTTGTGTTTGCCAAATACAAGGATAAAATATGTTAAGTATTATCATAGATCTTATCAAATCAGGGGTTGGTCTTTTTACTAAGAACAAAACCGAAGTAGAGAAATCAAAAGACGAGCTTGAAACAGAAAAGACAAATGAGGCACAGGAAACTAACCGTGAAGAGATTAAAGCTGGAAAAGGGTGGAGATCATTTTTAGGTTATGCTTGTACTATCATTCTTACATACAACTACATCATAGTACCGCTTTTAGATTACTTTGGTATTGTTGTGTTCTCATTCCCACTATCTGACATTATCAGAATTCTAATCTTGCTACTTAGTGGCAATTAAAAGTAAAGCCCCGCAAGGGGCTTTATTTTTTTATGATAGTAGTGATTTTTGTCTCTGAGTTGGTTTCATCTATAATTGTCTCTGATTGATGTACTGTTCGGCTGGTTTGCTTATTTTTAAATAGTAACCAGTCTAAAAACAGGCCGATTAATCCAATTCCTGCGATAAAAACATAGATATTACTATCATTACTATTATTGCCAAAATTAGCTGCCCACGGCCCAAATCCAGCAGAAACAGCTACAGCAACTGCAACAACATTAAGTATATCGATTTTTTTACCAGCTTTATTTGTGTAAGTTCCATATTCTTTACCTAAATAGCTAACGCCAAGTAAAGTCAAAGCAAGTGACTCCCAGCCTAATAATATGGCTGGATCTGTATTAGTTAAATACATAATTGCTATATTTAAGGCTAATACTGGTAGTGTAATAAAAAATAAAATCATTTCCATTGTCCTTAATGATTTATTATTCCCAATTAACAGTAGTATCTAAACCACGCAAGTTAGTGTGTTCAGTACGTGTAGCTGTACGCACGACTTCGCCTGTTTCCTTAGACAAAATATCAAATACTTCAATTTCAGTTTGTCCCATAGTTCCTTTAGTTCTAAAGCTTTTGCGGACATAGTCAAACTTATCTTTTGGGTATTTAGCTTCAAAATCTGCTTCTTTCATATTCTTCATCCTTAAAATTTTATTTGATTATATGACGTAACCTAAAGGCTTAGCCGGTTTGCTTTCAAAACTAATCTTAACGGTTACGATTGTAATTCAAAATACTTATTAACTATTTCTGCTATTCCAGGCTCAACATTAGCACCTATAACCAGATCAGCACTATCTTTTACCTTATCAGAAGCGTTACCCATAGCTACACCAAGACCAGCATTCTTTAGCATACTGATATCGTTGTAGTTGTCACCAAAAGCGATAACTTGGTTCATAGATAAACCCTGAGATTCAACCCATTGTGCTAAGCGTTTACCCTTACTGTTTCCGCTTTGGGCTATATCTACCTGATCATGCCAAGACCATTCACAAGCAAGGCCAAGCTCACTTTCAACCACATCTGCAAAATCTTGCAACTTCACTATATCAGTATCGGTCAGAGCAAATTTCCAGATAGAAGATACTTCATGTGCGGCTTCTCGTATCGAGTTTACTTTTTTGAACACAGGACGTTGCGATTCTGGCAGGGATCTTGCCCAATTTTCAGTACGGATAATGTGTCCGGTTGCCTCTTGATAAATCATGGCGTCATCGGCGTACATCAATCCATGAACATCGTAACTATCAAGCAGGTCAATCAGTCGAATAGCTTCTTCAGATTGCAGGGGATCAGACTCAAGCACCTTCTTTTCTTGGTAA